AGCCAACTTGGTGTGGTCTGAGCCCTACTTTTTTACTTTTTGTTACTTTCAACTCGAGTGTGAAATATCCATATTTTTTGTGGAAACCCAACAGGTCTGGTACACCCGCAAGTCCATCTAATTCAATGCGTGTCCAAGAAATATTGGGTGTAATTTTTTTAATTTCTTTCCAAAATTTAGATTCGTTTTTCAAAGTAAATCACCTTATGCAAACAGCCACCAAAATAGCAGTCAAAAGTATGATAATGACTAGCAATTCTAGTGCTAAAATTGTGTGATACCATATCCACCTGGTCTTGTATGCATTGTCAACACTCAAGTCCGATGGGTCTGGCTCGTTATATACGCCCTTGTCTGGCTGTCCCCACAACGTCGATATAAAATTCTTAATCATTCTACTAGTATCATCAACCTGTGCTTTTCAGTTGCTCCTATTATCTTGTTGTCAATAAGCCTGATCTCTTTGATGTTAAACTCACGCTGATCAGGGGGCCTACCTGCTGGTATTATCATCTGCACCCTTGCGTGTTTACCTTCTTCGCTTTCATTAAACTTCTCCAATACCTGGATTAGTTTCTTTGTGTCATACCAATGTCTGCTAATCATCTTCTCTTTCCTTGCCCTCTATATTTTTTAAAGCTTCTACGTTTATGTTTATTCTTTGGCCTTGATCGTACGCTGTGTCCGATAGATGTTCTCTTCTTTGGACCAGGTTCGTGTTCGACAAACTGTTTACTCCTCTTTGCCAACTGTATACTCTCCTTCTATCAATACCTTATTGTCTTCGTATATCTTTTTCATTTTGCTTTCTAGTTCTTCGATGGATAGGTCCTCTATTTTACCAGTCAAACTTATTTTTTGTTCGATATAAAGTCCTGCTGCTTTTCCTCTTGCGACTTCCGCATTTGCAGCAGCCGAGAAAGCTCCTTTAGATAAAGCTGCTTCGCGTATGCGGCCGAGTTCTGTGATGTGTTTCTCAAAAGTAACCTCATATTTCTTCTGTACCTCTTGTCTGAGTTCTCCGATGTATTTAGCAACGAGTGGAAACTTGTTTGGATTGCGAAGCTCAGACGCGCGTACATGAGCGCTGCCCTCTGCATAGCCTGCTTCAATCGCACATTCTGTAGGTGTCTTACGTCCTTCATTGTAAACAAGTAACTCCGCAAATTTCTTTTGTTGTTCTGATAATTGTTTGGGTAATCCCATAGCGTAACTATAAGTTAATTTACTCTTGATTACAAGACCATACTGGTTCTAGTTTTATTGGTCCCAAATACAAATCGTTTGTATCAAACTCTGTGGCATCGTCGTAACCACACAGTTTTAATATCTCTGTTGATGATAAATTTTTTATATCTTCATACACTAAGGACACTGCGCCATGGCTTATAAGTCTTGCCTTTTCTGGTTCCCATGACTGCTCTCGCAATTTCATCATAGCTTCCTCATGACTTTTAAAAATATTATGATCAAACGTTCGATTTACAGGGGCTTTGCCGTGCACGTGTTGGTTTTGAAAAGACATATAAGAAGAATAAATCCATGCATGTAAATCTCTACGGTCTATCACTATATATTTATCTGCACCCAACAACGGTTTATTTGCGTACAAATATTGATATTTAAATAAAAAGTTTTTTGTTGGTGGATTGTTTATAACCTCCATGCCATTAGCATGATCTATAATTTCATACTCCATAGAATAATCACTTAATCCTGTAAGTTGGAAATGTTTATCTATTATATGTTGCAGCCACGTGCTGCCACATCTTGACGGGTTAACTATGCATGTAATCATTTTTTGTACAGTGTGTCTCCTACACACAAAGCGTCTAACTCTGTGTTTTTAAATAGTTGTATAGCTTGTTCAATAGTAGAACATAGAGGTTTACCTTTTACATTTAACGAAGTGTTTAATAATACTGGTAGTCCTGTTTCTAGTTCGTAATAAGTTAACAACCATTGAAAAGGTGTATCGTTGTCTGGGACTGTTTGATGTCTGCACGTACCATCAACATGTGTCACACCAGGTATACCAGAATACAATACATTAGAATTAAACAACATGTGTCTGCTTTCAGGTAAATCAAAAAACTGTGACGCTTTATTTTCTAGCACACTAGCACCAAAAGGACGCCACCACTCTCTTTGTTTTATTTTGTTAACTTTGTCTTTTGCATCTTTTCTGCTTGGATCATATAAAATACTACGATTACCTAGCGCACGTGGACCTACCTCTCCGTTGCCTTGATACCAACCAACAACTTTACCTTCAGCCAACAACTGTGAAACTTCTATTAATGTATATACAGATGGCTCATCTTTAGGTGCTTCATCATCTTGCACCCAATCAGCGTATCTTTTTATGTTATGTTGATCTAATAAATAATTTAAAGCACCTATGCTACAACCACCGTCGTAAGCCCATGGGTCTATGTGTGGCAAGACACCTGTATCCAACATAGCTCTATTAAAAACTACATTTTGCGCAACACCTCCGGTATAATTAAACGTTGGATAGGACGTCTTTTGTAAAACAATTTCTTCGCAAAACTTATGGACAGTGGCTATATAATCAGGATTAATTTCTTCTGGTGGTGTGTGGTATGATTTTAATATTACGTTAAGATTTCTTTGTTTTTGTTTCATCCACTGATCTATTTGTTTTCTGTCAGGAATTCCTTGAGATTGCAAAGCCATAACTTTATTTGGAAAATCTATACAACCTACAAGACCTTCCCAATCTTCAGGTTGTTTTCCAGTGTCCATAACTTTTTTAGAAAATTCTTCAAAACCTACATTAACAAAATTATCAATTAAAAACTGCCTTGCTTTTGTTTCTTTATCAAAAAATTTACTAAGCATTAAAGAATTTAGAATACCAGGAACTGGATATTCTTGGTATCTTGCTACTTGTCTATTAGATATTTTTACCATGCCTGAATAAAAACTGCTCTGTTTGTCGTTGTCTGCAGGACCCAACGCTCCAAAATCTAAACAAATATTTGCAGAAGAAACAGATGAGGAGGATAGAATATGTGTGTAATGATGGTCTAGTTTATTACCCTCTTTTATTTTTTGTGGATTTTTGCCTGACAACCATGTCGACCATGCAGACTCACAATTATCTATATCCCATTCTTTAAGAACAGATTTAGCCCACTCTATGTTGCCGTGAGCATGTTTGTTATTAAATTGTCTTTCTGCTTTCCTGTATAAAAACTTACCATCTTTGTATGCAGCTACAGAGCTGTCATGTAAGGTAAGCCCAAAGCCTACTAAGTCCATCTATAAAGTTGTAGTCCACATAAATAATAAGGTCAATATGAATAAAGCTAGGTAAACTCTAATTTCCACTATTCTATAATTTTCTTGATTTTAAGTCGGCCCATGTCTTCGTAGAGAGATGCCGTGACCTCCTTACATTGCATGTATATGCCATCCTGTTCTTCTCCGATGTTTCTAGAAATAATACGTTTCTGCTTGAGACAGTCGCTGAGGCCCTCCGTCGGCACCATCTCAATTGTGGAACCGTTCTGTATCATCAATATTGCAAATACAACTTTAATGGACTCCATTTTGTTTTGACTCCAAATCTATTAATCTTTCCTCATGAAATTGTATAACCATGTCGTTTTTTAGTATCATAGGTATTTCTGCTTCCATTTGTTCTTTTAGTTTGTCTACGCTCTCACCAAGATATTCCACGAGCATGTAGAGTTCTTGGACCTGCGGGCTGACCATGCCGCCTTTGGGCACGGAATCTATAAACGTATTAGCTGCTTCTAAATCTTTGTGTATCAATCTTAGATCTGACTCAATAGAATTAAGCCTCTCAATAATTGCAAAATATGACATAGTGCCGATTGCAACCGCCGCCAGGATGGCTATTAAGTTACGCGCCGGGAGTGAGATGCTGGTATTGTCCGAGAGTTTCATTACAGTAACGGATTATCTAGTGACGCTTTTAGCTCCTCTATCTTTGCATCTATAAACTTTATAGCTGCATCATTTATTTTAACGTCGCCTTTGATTGCCTCTAGTTCTTTTATAATACCTGATAGATCTACAGTCTCGTTGACTATAAATTCTTTGTTCTCCAACTGTGCAATACGGTTGTTGAACTCACCCCATGCCATAAAGCCACCACCAATGGCGCCAATGACACCTAGTAATGCAGCATAAGACGATAGTTTACTGATCATTCCTTGCATTTAATAACTCCATAAGATTTCTGTATGCATCACTGGTTTTCTTCTTGTGTTCCTGCATCTTAATCTGATGCTGTACTACAGGGTCTGTACCTGCAATGCTTGGCTGTGTAGCATATATGTTTTTATCATAGCTGGCAAGACTGGCCTGTAGGAAGAAAGCAGGATCACCACCAGGCAGTTGTCTAGTGTCAAACAAAGCAGCATTTGTATTGAAATAGCTAGAAATATCAGCCTGCGTAGATGTCATCTCACGAGACACAATCTCGTTAATTACATCGAGCGTCACACTGACTCTTTGCATTTCGTTTTTTATCTTGCTTTGTATGGCCTTCTCTATGGCTGCAACTTTTATATCTAAATCAACTTCCACATCTGAGCTAGGTTGTTCTTGAGTTGGCTCCTCGATTGCTTCTTCTTGTTTGGCAATCTCTGTTGTCGGTGCTGGCTCGTCTGCAACAACTTCTTCGCTACTGGGTTGCTCTGTAATTTCTTCACTTACAATCTCCTCTTCAATTGGTTCTTCTTTTACTTCTTCCATCACTGGTTTTTCTTCGACCATTGCCACTTCTTCTACTGGTTCAGGCTCAGGTGCTGGTTCAGGTTCTGTTTCTACAATAACTTCTTCAAAGACTTCTTCAATAAACTCTTCTTGCATCTCCTCTGTAAATTCTTCTACAAACATTTCCTCCATAACTATTTCTTCCATGTATACCTCCTCCATCGGAGGCAGCTCTTCCAGCATGTCTACCATGACAACATCAACTGGAATAAATTCTTCCACGAAAACTTCTTCGATATACTCAGGTTCAAAAAAAAATTCATCCATTGGCAATATGTCAAACTCTTCTACAACCTCTATCTCTTCAAAGACAGGATTGAATGTGTATTCAATTTCTGGTGGTGGTTCAAGAAATATATCTTCTGGTATTGTAAACTCCATCAACTCAAATTGTTCTAACTGTTCTTGCACATCTTCTATCTCGTCTTGACCAGGACATGTCGGTGGATTCTTTTGCCAACAATACACAACACTTGTGGATGTTGTGCTTGACAGTGTGTTGTAATCAACAGTGACTACAGGATCGCGGACGTCAACACCAGCGTGACCTCCGTTATAGTTTTTGTTACCTTGTATATCAAAACTAAATCTTACAGTAAGTGTGCCGTGTTGATTTTGTACATCTGGTGCAAGTGTAAGCTGATTAGAATACGGATTGGTTTGGTAGTTGTGGTTTGTTGTGTCATGAAAGGTTGTGCTTTGTGTTGTTGTATCAACACCATTGGTTGCAGTTTGTGTAAGTGTGACTGTTGACTCGACAGGATTCCACCATCGTATCTGTGCACCAAAGTTAGATGTAAAACCAAGTTGTAGTTCTTCTAATGATAAGTGATCGTCAGAGTCTATTGATGTTTCTGCATACTTGCCGTCTTTGCCGGTCAACCAGGTTGACTCGTTGATGTCAGAGCTGTCAGGAAACATTGTGCCTATCCAACTACCGTCGTCAAAATCTTGTGAAACTAAGTTGCCAGTGGTTGCAGGATTACCAGACGTAACGGTAGTAATAGTTGTGGTATCGCCTACGTTTGGTGTGTCTTCTAAGATTACTTCTGTTGCATTACTGACGGAGAATATTAGTAGGCTCACCATTGCTATCAAGAATATACTTATCCTTAGCATCTATATCCTCCAGTATTTCATTGTCTACTCTCTCCATGTATCTTAGTGCTGCTACATACTCTTCGTAGTCTGGTCTTTGTTTGTCGTATTTATTCCATTCGTCTAATGCCTCGTCACCAATCTTGCCATTGAATGGACATGGTGTACCAGCATGGGCCATAGCTGAAAAGACTCTGCTATCTTGACAGAGTATAGATACAGCTGCAACTTTCATGTTAAAGTCAAATAATAATTTAGATAGTTTCATTCTTTCACAATTCATATCACGCTTTGTTATACCTATGCTGCCACCTATCAATGGCTTTTGTATACCAAGGCCAACGCCTACAGTACACAAGTCTTGCGACATCGCTGAGATGCCTGGAGCAGATGCAGATGGTACTGTACGCGTGTCCCCCGTATAGGAATTGTTATTGTTTGTAGTAGAATTGTTTGTTGTTGTAGATGACGACGAACCTGATTGATAATTTGTTGTTGCCTCACTGTGATAACCACCAGTGATTGCAGTGTTTGTGGCTGATGATCCTGTTGTAGACTGTGTGTTAGTTGTAGCGCCTGCGCCTGTAACGTCAGCTATTGCAAAGTTTATTGCAAATGCAAATATAAAAATAGATATTGCTACTGCTAGCGCTATGTTGTTCTTCATGTATCCCCCCATAATGTTTTAACACTTCCAGCGTCGTCTTGCCTGCCTTATTCTAGAATTAGGATCGTTACGTGTCTTTGCTGATGATCTTTTTAATTGACCAAGTGATCTAGCGCAATAAGATTTTCTTCTTTTTGCTGCCTTACTGCCTTTTTTAACTTTGCCTGTTACGGCTGTTTTTAATTTACTACCAGGGTTAGCACGTCTGTATGCAGCCACACCCTTCTTAGTCATACCTGCACCACTTTTGGTAGGGCGATAGTTTGCACCCTTACCAGTAGTGGTCTTAGGTATTTGCCCCCTGGTCGTAGCCATTATTTTTTCTTAGGCTTCTTTGCAGTCTTAGCAGATCTTTTCAATGCTTTATCAGTTACAGTGCCTTTGCCTTTTCTACTTGTACCTTTTTTCTTGCGTTGGTTCATGTAGTAGTAAAGACCTTTTTTGGCAACTCTACCGTCTTTTGTTACGTGAGTATCTTTAGCCATTTACTTTTCCTCCTCTTTTCATAAAGCCCATTTTATTACGAACTTTTTTAGGTAGCTTTGCTAACCCAGGGTTTTTCTTTTTATCAACTTTTTTCAAACCCTTTTTCTTTTTCTTGACATCGCCGCCTCTCTTCATGCGTTTTTTCATAACGCCTCCGCCGCCGCGTTTGCCAATCCTTTTTTTCATTCCCATCATGGTCGGTATCTCCTATACTTTTGACGTTTTAAAACAGTGCCTGCATAATAGTCGCTAGGCCAGTGTGAATAATATCCAGTCTTACGCAAGTTGTCACTAGCTTTTTCTAGTTCATCAAACTTTTGTATCAGCACCATCATAAACTCATTGTCTGGACGCCACTCACCTGTGTCTAAGAACTCCACTGGCTCATCTTCGTCATCATCATCGGGGTGTGAGCCCATGAGATAGATATCATTAGGCACCATAACTCTGTTTAATATATCTATAACAGAGTCTAGTTCTTCTGGCGTATAACCTATGTCGTCGCAGCCAACTATGGTGATCTGCACTGCAGGGTCTTTTGTTAGTCTTGCACCTTCTATAATTTTATCTTGGAACTCTACAAAGTTGTGACATTCTAACACTCTAAGTGTTTGTCTTTGTCTAGCTTGTTTTGCATACGGACATACTGGCACGTCACCTAAATGTTTGTTCTTAGGTTCTAAATAAAACTCAGACCATTGTAGTATGTCTTCAGTTATCGATCTCATTTAGGTTTTTCTTAAGCATGTCGAGCAGCCACGGGTTGTCTCTGTACACACCCATCATTGCATTAGATATTGTATTTACTACTAATTCTTCTGCGTCGTCTTCTTTGAGTGGGCCGTTTGCTTGGTTGAGAGAAAAAATATATACCACTGCATGTAAAATTTCATGCCACGTTGTATTGCAACGTTCTTGCGGTACCAGCTGGTCTTGAACATAAATGACTCCCTCTCTGGCCCTGTACTCGCCATAGCTATCTGTCATGTCATCCATAATAAAATCAGGTCTGACATACTTTATCTTAATAGTTCTATATCCTACCTTTACCTCTTCTGGTCTGCCGTTTGCTGGCACGACCATCGATTCTGTTATTTTTTTCTTTTGGCCCATTATGTAATTTAATTTACCTTATTCTATTTAAAAAATATACATACACGTGCGCGAATCCATGTATATTTTTATTGTTATAAATCAGTAGGTTAGTAAATTGCTTTTTAAAATATACCTGGAAGAAAATGAGGTAAACCATTGTTTTATTTATCATACCTCTAAAATATACATAATATACATGCATAATTACACTGATTAATTTCATAACGTACTATTATTTTTGTATAGTATACTAGACTTCGTCGACGTTAATTCTCTTTGCCTCACAATAGAAGCCCCAGGTCTTGAGTCTGTGCCCGTCTTCGTGGATACCATGTATTCTGAACAGTTCTTCAACAAGAAGAGCCTTGTTGTCCCAGATGTAATCGAGGCACTCACCACGACCGTTGAATTGTTTGGCTTCGTAGTCGGTGTGTCCATACTCAGTGGTTCCCTCGTACCACAGCATTGCTGTTATTATCCACACTATTGTAGAATTCATCTAGTCTCCTCAAGAAATTATGCTTTGCCTCCTTAAACTCTTCCCCCTCTAGTACAAACTGCTGGTAAAATAAGTCTTTAGAGCACATCATGATAACACCTTTCTCTATTTGTGTCCCGTAAATAACGTCATGTGCCATGGCATATGCTGCCATTTGTAGCATGTAATCGCCAATCCATTCACGTTGTTTGGGTTTATTTGTTTGCTTAAAGTCAATAATACTGACCTGATCGTTGTGTAGTGCAACCATGTCCACGCTCCCCGCGTATAGGTCCGGGTAAAATAGGGTAGCTTCTATGCCATAAATTTCAGATACACCACTTAG